TCGTCATCTGGAGTTGTTCTTCCAAGTTCTATATTTTCAATTTTTCCACGGCTTTTCAAACCGAGTTTTTTGGCGAAGTCTTCTCTTGAAAGTCCCAAATGTTTACGCAATATTTTCAAACGTTCTTCCATTTTGCACACCTCCTTTCCTTAAGGTATGACTAAAGTATAACATTTACTAAATGCGTTGTCAACGCATAAAAAATAAAAAATACGTTGACAATGCGTTGAGAATGTGCTATTATACATTTACAACGTAACAAGAAACAGGAGGTGAGAAAATGTCGGAGGAAAAGAGACAACTTATTAGAGATGTAACAACACGAATCAATAAACTTCCAGAAGATAAAAAACATTATATTCTGGGGTATATGAACGGCGTTGCTGATACCGTTGAAAGTAATTCGCGGAAAGATGTAATGGAGATTAAGAATAGTGATTAAGAGAAGAGGTGATAACCACGGAACAATTAATGACAATCAATTATGATGGCAATGAACCAACTGTATCAGCTAGAGAGTTACATAAATCTCTTGAAATCAGCAAACGATTTTCAGCATGGTTTGAGACAAATTCTCAGGGATTCGTTGAAAACGAAGATTTTACAAGTGTACTTTCAGGTACGGTTGTAAATAACGGAGCACACAGAGAAATACAAGACTATTCCTTATCAGTAGATATGGCGAAACACATTTGCCTTATGAGCAGAACTGAAAAAGGGAAAGAATGTCGACAGTATCTCATCGACCTCGAAAAAGCATGGAATACACCAGAACAGGTTTTTGCTAGAGCATTGAAGATGGCGGACCAGACGATTGCGAAGTTGAAAGATACAAATAAGTCTCTTGCGGAGAAAATTGAAGCTGATAGACCGAAAACAATTTTCGCAGATGCAGTATCTGCAAGTCACACATCAATTCTTATCGGAGACTTGGCAAAACTTATCTGTCAGAACGGATACCAGATAGGACAGAAACGATTGTTCCAGTGGATGAGAGACAATGGCTATCTGATGGTTTCTGGAAGTTCACGAAATATGCCAAAACAGAAATACGTTGAGCAGGGATTATTTGAAATCAAAGAATCTAATGTTCAGAATCCAGATGGTTCAGTAAGAATCACACGCACGACAAAAGTCAGTGGAAAGGGACAGTTGTATTTCGTGAATAAGTTTCTGGGACAGGAAACTGAAAAAGCAGACGGTTATTGAGAAAGGAGTCATAAATGTGCTAAAGCAATTTTTAAAAAGATTATTCGCACCGCAGATTGTAAGAATCCCAGATAAGACAAGAGTAATGTGCTTTGCGAGAAATGGAAAGAAATATGTGAAAGTGTTCAACACTCAAAACGGTGCAAACATTTGTTTCCAAGTGAAATCCATTGATTATGCAAACAGCGATTTGAAAGATGAATACCACCCGGAAAGCAATCAAAGCGTCACGATTTTGAACCAGTAGGTGTAGTCGTTACATTTTGAACATTTAGGGATGATCTTACCGGGTTTTACAGTTCTTTTAGAGTTGCAATTACAGCAGGTGAAAACAGTAGTTTCAGTTACTTTTTCACCGGATCGGAAAAGACCATCTACGTATGGAAGTAATAACAAAATTCCTATCTCCTTTCAAATTACTTGGCGTTATAGAGCCTGTGGTTACATTATAAAGAGGTTAGGAACGAAACTCAATAGAAAGGATCCGCATGAACGAATTACATATTTTCAATTCAGAGGAGTTCGGAGATATCCGAACAGCAGAAATTGACGGTAAACCGTACTTTGTTGGAACTGATGTTGCGAAAGCTCTTGGATACAGCAATCCAAGAAAAGCTATTCTTGACCATTGCAAGGGAGTAACAAAACGTGACACCCCTACAACTAGTGGTGTTCAATCAATGTCATACATAAATGAGGGAGATTTATACCGATTGATTATGAAATCAAAACTTCCATCGGCGGAGAAATTCGAAGCGTGGGTTATGGATGAAGTTCTTCCAACAATTCGAAAGACAGGTTCTTATCAGAAACCAATGACCACAGCAGAGCAGATTCAGTTGTTGGCTCAGGGGAATGTCGAACTTAAAGAAAAGATTGAAGCCGTAAACGATGACTTGCAAGAGTTCAAAAGAGATATGCCATTGCTTGCACTGGAATGCCAGAAAATCACAAAGGCAAAGAACCAGAAAGTAGTTCCGATACTGGGTGGAAAAGATGCACCGGCGTACAAAGACAATTCATTACGACAGCTTGTGTACAGTGACATTGACTCACAGCTTCGCAGAGAATTTGGTGTGAATACTTACAAGGCAAT